TTAGTATCTACAAGAGCAACGGTACCAATGTTCGTACTACCTATACCAGTAATATTATCCTTGATACTGATAGAAATAGTAGATGTGTCATATGTGTTGTTCGCAAACTTTACAGGGTGGAACTGAAGATTCCAACCATCAGCAGTTGAGAAGTAATCAAAGTATCCAAGTTCTGGATAGGTTTCTATTGTCGCATATTGTTGCATATATCCAACACTTTCACTTTGAATCAGTGAAACAATAGAGAACTGTCTCTCATCTGTAAAGATTCTATCTCTTACAAATGTGAATATTTTATTGTAGACATCATTGAACTCAAATGCATCAATATCACTATACTTGGTAGGTCTTTCATTACTGAAGAACTCACCACTAAAGTCATCGATGTCAAGAACTCTGTTTCCAACGGATTGGAAGTAATCTGAGAGAATTCTATTCTCAAAGAAAATTTCATCAGAGGACAGAACACCATTTATAATATTGTTACTCTCAGTCACATAATCAAAATCATAGAAACAGTGGAGACTTGCTCTACCAACAATATTAGTAGTAGTGTCAACATTAGAGTCAAAAGGTTGTGCAATAGCCAACGGTTGATCTTCGATACTAATGACTTGAAGATCGGAGAACTCTTTATATCCAGAGGTATGATTAAGTGCAGATACTGGATCTTCCCAGGTGTCATAAGGAATTCTAGATTTAATAGAATATGAGAATGTTTGATAATACTCATTGTTGGGTATTCTTTGTAAAGAATCGTTCAAGAAACCTGTGTTCTTCTGCCAACCATAAGTTATGGTTGCACCAGCACCTGTAGTGATTTCAGCATCAAAATCAACTTTAGTTTTAATAACAGCTTGAGTGTCAGAAGATAAACCTTTTACAATTTGACCAACTTCATACTCTTTAGGAGTATCAACCTTAAGAATTTCAGTAACTGGATTCCAGGATTCAACCCTACCAGTTTTTCTTCCTTCATACATGATTACTTCATTTTCAAAGAAATCATTTGTTGTGAGAGTAGAGGTAAAGATTGGGAAATGGTCAACAGGAATAACTCTACCAGCTGAGTTTAGTAGATCTACATCACCAGGAACATCACTATCGTTCAGATATTCTTTAAGACTATAATCAACATATGCTCCAGGACCACCGCCAAGATTGGAGTCCGAAGCAGTTACAGTGAAGAACTGGTAACTATAGTTTTCAGAGTTATATCCTTTAGCTGTAGAATTAACACCGACATTCAAATTTTCAACAAAGATCTTACTACCAACATCATATGGGAATGCACTAGCATCACTAAATGTACTGTTCAAATAAAGTCTGACAGTCTTAGATGATGGAGTATATGTCAGAGACTTAATACCAATACCATTTGTATTACCAACAGGAATTATTTCTGGTGATACATTATACATTCCTGTAGAGTTTTGGAGAATAGTGACTTGATTATCTCCAAGACTATAAGTAAGAGCTAAATCTCCGACAACTTCTCTTGTAAATCCATCAAGAACAACCAAACTTGGTGCTCTCAGATAATTTCTACCACCAGAACTAACACCAATAGACTCAAATGATGTTAAAGATTCTAATTCAAGAATTTCAGGTGGGTTGGCGATGGGTCTTAAAGTTTCATCAGTTGGATAATCAAATCCAATATTCTGTGAGTTGAAAGTTACTCCCTTAATCTTACCAATAGAAGTACTTTGTGGTTTAAGAATGCAACCACTACCATGTATTGTAGTTACCGTGTTGATACCAGGAATAGTATCATAGTTACTACCATTATCTAACATCGAAATACGACTGATTGGACCAAGAGCCGTAGATGATGTGGTTTCATATGTGGTTACTGAATTCTCAACATTATACGTTGAAACATCAGGTTCTAAAGAAACATTGTAACTGAAGGTGGTTGATCCGATCCCACTAATGTTGTAAATACCATCATACCTAGTTTTTTCAATAGTAATTTTTTGATGTGAATTCACATCAGTGTCAATAAAGATTTCTTTTTTAACATTAGTAATGATATCATTGTTAATAGGAACAAATCTATACCACAAGTTTGTTGGAACTTCATCAGATACCAATAGAGTTAGATTAGCATCTACATCGATACCAGGTTGTCCAGAAGTTGTAACTTCGAAAGTGGTTTTGGTTCCAGATGTATCATATACATTGGTATACTCACTATCACTATAAAGTCTCAACTCAAAGGCAGAATAACGAACACCACTGACAACAAAGGAGAGTGATGGATCGGAAAGATCAAATTTAAGTTTATTATTTCTCTTTACATATAGTGGTGGATTGATCCTGAAAAAAGTACCATCACCAGATGATGTAATATCAACAACTCTTGGTCTATCTTGTGATAGTTGGAACTTCTCGTCTATAAGTTGAACAGAGTTGTTATCGTATGGATAAATGTAATATAACTGATCATCATTCAAACCACTGATAGGTGAAGAACCTTCTTTGTAAAGAACTTTTTCACCTTCAACAAAATCATGACCCGCGATGGCCACAGTATTTTTGATAGTATTGGTTGCAGTGATGTTCTTAGAATCAAATATGATTCTTCTAGAAGAGTCATCATAAGTAACATTTATTGTCTTAGTGTCAGTTGGTTTGACAGAAACATATACATTGTCATTGAATGAAAGACCATGTGTTTCAGAAGTTGCGACATTGACTGTTGTTCTGGATATTCTACCAGTTAGTACATTGTCCTTATCTGTAAGGAAACTATGATAATCATCAGTAGGAACAGATGTGAAGAAAAGAAGACTGGATGTGGTCCCAACACCAACAAACTGAGATTCGGTTCCCATACCAATCTTATTGGTAGAAAGACCAATAAAGTCTCTACTTACAGGAGCTGTATAATAGAAATCATATGTGTCTAAATTCTTGAAGGTAGTAGTGATTCCATTCCAAACACCAATAGCAGTTCCACCCTGTCTGTTGTAGTATAGTTTATCATTTACACTCAAACCATGATTTGGAAGATAGATCTGTTTGGTAGGAACAAACATCTGAGTAACACCTACACCAGGGTTGGAGAAGGTTATGGTAGAACCAGCACCAACAGTACCAACACCCACAACTTCTTGTGGATAGAAGTAATATTCTTTATTAATCTCAAGAGAGCTTGTTGTTCTCAGAGTTCCAACATTGATGCGGAACTTACGAGGATCCTCAAACAGAACTGATCTATTAGTGTGTGCTAAACCACAAGAGATGCCATCATACTCTCTTCTAACTCTAATTCTTCTTGCTCTATTATCAATATTCAGAACTTTAATATTTTCTGTTCCAATGCCAAGAATATCATTCTCACGAATAGTTGGATAGTTCAGATCACCAGACACATAGAAGTATGTGGTAAGTCCAGTAACCCCTGTAGAACCGACTCCAAGAGTTAGAAGGAAGTTGTCCGTTCTAATGCCAATTCTGGAATTTATAACACCAGAGTAACTATTGAATGTTGTTGACAATCCAGAGATAGTTACAATTTCACCAGTGTTGAATGGTATGAATTCAGTAGAGAAACCAATAAATTGATTTAGGTTGGAAATGTTTGCAAACTCAATATTTTCTAGACCACTAGTCTCAAAATTAATATAATTTACATCAACACCAGATATTCTATCTACACGACCTTGTGCATCAGTTCCATTAGTTCCTTCATTGTTGAACAGAATACGATCATTGACTTTGTAGAAGTTACCACCGGTGATAATACCAATACTCTCAATAGATCCACTAGATGCATTAATGATATCTAGTGATTGATTTCTTTCTTTGTTAGAATTGAACACATAATCATAACCACTATTATCATCATTGGTATGATATGCAATAGTATTTCTAAACCACTCACCATTCTCCAGATTATAATCATTTTGATTACTCAATACACTGAAGTTTGTGATATTCGGTTTCGAATAGAATGTATCACCAACTAAGTAGGGGAATACAGGTCTTCTATAGTTTTTGAAAGGACCAGTAGAATCAACACTGAAAGTGTTCAGTGTTGAGAAATAACAATATCTACCATTTGGATAATCAGGAGTTACACAGAAACGACCATTATGTTCGTCGAGATCACCTCTATCTGTGAAAATGTAATCCTCAGTAAAATATCCAAGAGGGAACAATGATGTTGGTGGTCTATTGGTAGGATTGGTTCTTAGTTCATACCCAGAAATCATCTGAGAAATATTACCACCCTGTGGATCAGTAAATCCATAAGGACCATAGATGGGGTTACCATCATATGCCCAACCAAGAATAGGTGAGTGATAAGAACTTGTTTTCTCTATACCACCAGCCAATGTAAGGTCAGAGATACCATACTGTGTTTCGTCACTACCAGAGATAACATAAGTGTTAGATCTTAGAGGTCTTGGTGCATAGAGGTGACAATACTCGAGCGAATTGTCATCAATACTCTCGTTTACAAAACCATCATCAACACCAATATTATCAAAATCTCTTTCGAATAGATTGATATTCCAGTTTCTGATTACAGCTTCAGTTTTACCATACTTACCTGCAGGTTCTACTTGAATATTGGTTGATCCACTAACATAATCTACACCACCATTCACAATTTCAATAGAAGTGATTACACCACCCTCAATGATTGGTGTAAGTTTTGCAAATTTACCTTCACCAGTAATAATAAGATTTGGTGGAGAGTTGTAACCACTACCACCTTTGTTTACAATAATATCAACAATTTTTGAATCACTTACAATAGCTGTTAACTGTGCATCTTTACCACTATTGAATGAGATATTTGGTTGTCTATTAAAGTTGATGATCTCTGATGATCCATAAGACACCCCATTGTCTGTAAGATCAACAGATTGAATTGATCCTCTAAAGAGAGGTTGAACTTTGCACTGAAAGTCCTGTCCTGTTACAGTATTGACACCAATAATACCATCAAGTTTAACTTCAATAGGAAGATAGTTAAAACTACCATTACCAATGGTAGAGATGTCAACTAATATATTTCTATCATAAAAATACTTTTTATCAGTTACACCGGTACCAACCAAAGATAATGAGAAGTTGTCATCATCTGACTTATTGACATAATAGTTTTCTACGGTAGAAAGTCCAACAATACCAGTAGTTGTGGTGGAGTACTTAATAATTTCACCAGAACTATAACCATGGTTAGGAATGTTAAAACTATTATTTGCTGTATTGATTCCTGTTACTGGAATGGATCTTTGATTATTCTTATAATCTCTACCAGGATTTGTAATGTAAATATTTGATACAATACTTTTAGGTTCAACAGCAGTGATAGCCTGAACACCTGTTCCGAAGTTGGTAATATCAACAGTACTAACTCCAACTCTTGCGTTGTCCTCTGAAGTATGAAGTTTGATAGTGGAGGTATCTACCAGTTCAACATAGTAGAATGCATTGGTCGAAAGACCAGCGATTGGATTACCATCTTTAGCATCATAGAATACTTTATCCGCAAGATTGAGTTTATGGAATGTTGAGAATCCAATAGTGTTATTTCCAAGATCAATACTTTTTGCAGAAAGTTCCGAGTTGAAGATGAGTGAGTGGACGATTTCCCTCATACTCACTTCAGCAACAGCCTCTTCTGTGGGGTTGCCACCACTAATAGTTACTGTAGGAACATTTAGATAGTCAAAACCGCGATCGATTAAGTTTATACCTACCAACTCTCCTTTGACTGATACAGTTCCTTCTGCACCACTACCATAGTCATCAACGATACTTAATACAGGAGGATTGATAATATCATATCCTTCACCAGGATTAGTGATTTCAAGAGATCTGAGATCACCATACTTCAAACCTTCACCAGATTTGTAGTTAAGAATCTCAACACCATTAATCAAAATACCACTATAACCAGGTTCAGTTGTATAATTGCCAGACTTGTTGTTGGGAGTAAGGACTTCTCTTATAATATTTTGTGGAGAAAGTTTTTTATTGTAGAAATCATAATAGATGAACTCATTATCTACTACAGTACCAGTCAAAGTTACAAACTTGTCAGAGAAAATATCTGCTCTAGATCTTGAAAGTTTGATACTTGTAGAGTTAACTCTTTTCACATAGTAAACATTAGCATCTAGATTATCAAACTTACTTTCTGTTTCAGTAACAATTTCAATACCACTAGGAGTAATGGTTGTAGATTTGATAATACCTGGTTTGTAAAAAATAGCATCACCGTTCAAGAAACCATGATCTTGATTTGCAGTAAGAACAAGAGTTTCAAGATCATCAGAAGAACCAGAGAAAGTAATCTTCTTATCATGAGGATCAGTGATGATATTTGAGTAGTTAGGAAGTGAGTTCGATGCAACTACTACATCACCATCAAACTTTTGATACACATTCTGAACATTAGCAACAAAGTTATTCAGAGTAGGATACTTACCAGAGTTTCCCTTGAGGAGTTGATTTTCTAATTTAACATATGAAATACTACCAATATTTGCAGCAAGTTTTGCCAGTACTGAGTTCTTAGAAGAAGATCTAATTACAGTTCCTGGAAGTTGAAGACCACTATTGCTTGTTAATGTAATCTGATATCCGGGTCTTAGGAAGTGGTTATCAAATAGAGTAATGAAGTATGATTTCTCCAGTTCATCAACTAATTCAATATCCTCAATATTCCATTCTGTTTTAACATTAGAATACCAGTTCTGAGATCTTTCATCTCCTCTCTCAATACCGAGAGTTTGAATGTTGATAGTATCACCATCATTATAAGAGTATGAATCTTGATTTAGTTTAAATTCTTTGAGAGTAGAAGTAATACGAACCTGAATTTGTTTGCTAGTATCAAATCCAACATATGCATATGAATAATCATCTAAACGAATATCTTCTTTCGATGAGAAAGTATCAAAAACACCACTAACATTGAAAAATTGGTTAATACTTTTTCCAGTATATGCAACAGCAACTATATCACCTACATTATCCTTGATGATTAGATTACCAGTATCGGGAAATCCAATAGTTGAATCAACATCAAGAATAGTTGCACCAACACTTACATTATTCAGAAGTTTTGTTTTGGGGTTAACTTTGAACTCACCAAAGATAGAACCACTAACACTGATATCTCTAGCATATCCAGAGTCAATACTTATCTGATAATATTGTTTGTCACCATAATTGATTGGTTTAACATCAGATACAGAACCTCTAGAGTTTGTAGAGTCCTGGAAGAGTGTGAGATTTTTAAGTTCTAATGGATTACCTACAACTTGTTCTACAACAAAGTCTTTCTCTACCTTATAATCTGCATCAGAAGGTCTAAACAAAAACTCACTTGGTTTAATAACTTCTACTTCTTCACCATATAGAGCTCTGAAGAGAATCTTAAATGATTGATCCGTTCCTTTGGATTTGTAGAAACTGTCTATATTGTATAAAAAGTTTCTCTGATCCAAACCAGAGAATAACTGCCTATCATTGAAACCAGGTGCAATCTGATTCTTTAACTTCCCAAAGAATTCCTGAAGAAAAATAACATTTAGATTTTGGATAACTGACTTATCCTTATGCTCTGCGGCTTCAGTTCGATTGAACGTCAGTTGATCTGGTTGGTTACCAGAAATATATGTTGTGATACCACTGAACCCTCTGGTACAGTTGATAAAGGAATTATTGCTAATCGATTCGTAGTGGATGATTTCCTGATCAATCTTGATAAGACCATTGGTCTCGGGAAATCCTTCAGTAAAGTTTGTAAGAGATGATGTAGGAATTGTTGTGGCAATATAATCCAGTTCACCATTTAATTCGGTAGAAGTCTTGAGGGAGAATAATTCATCAACCTTGACATACTTATCAATATTTTGAATCAAATCAAAAGTACCACCTTGATACTCTTGTGACTTATAATATTGCTTTATAAATTCTGGAAGAAGAGGGAAGTCTTCCAAAACATATCTAGGAAATTGACTCTCAACAATATCCTGGAACTGAACTCTATCTACTGCCATTTTCTGATATTAGTAGGAATATGATGAAGTTGAACTAGATGATGAACTAGATGATGAACTAGATGATGAACTAGTTGACGATGATGTTGAACTAGTTGGTGATGTGTAATTTGGTGTTACAGCAACTCTAGAAGAAATCGATGTTGTTCCAGAGTCATCAGAATCAGTAGATGTAGAAGAAGAAACTATTGGTGTTCTTCTTACCAAGTTATTTGCGTAACTTGAGGATACCAGATAGTTTGTTCCAGAAACATCACTTCCTGATTCAATTCTATCTGTTACCATATTTACCTTCATATTGAAGGGGTCTAATTGAAGATACAGATCTTGTAATCCAATAACGTCATTCGAGTAGGGTGTTGCTGAGATTTCAACCAGATTAGTTCCACGATACACATCAGTAGAAATAATATTGATTGGGTTGAGTTTAATCTCACCTTTTAAGTAATCAATAGTTCCAATCGATCTTCTCAGGACCACTGGTTCAGTTGGAGAGTTGAGTTTGAATAAGAAAACAGTTCCTGTCTTCAAATCAAAATTGGGATTGTCTCCAAGATACACAGTATCAGATATACCACTAATCTTAAAACCTGAGGAACGAATATTGTATCCAATAGATCCATTATGTGTACCGTGTCCATGATTCAGAATCTGAAAACGATTACCAAAACAAATTTCATATTCAGCAAATACATTCATTGTAGCCTGAAGATCTCTTCTAATATCTACAGTTGTGATATTGGAAGTAATAGACTCATGACTTTCGTCAATGATTTTTTGAAACTTACTATATTTGAACCTTGCCCCAAACTTATTTAACTCAGTAGAATTAGCGTATATATTGGAGTTTTGTGTTACTAGACTTGAAACAAAACTACTGTTGGGTGCTCTGTTTGAGTTGTAATAAACATTAGAGTTTGTCTCAACATACAGATACTTAAGATCAATAATTTCAGTAATGATACCTGCTACAGAATACTTATTAATCTGTCTCTTAATATTTTCTTTGATTGTACTCGAAAGAAATACACCATTGGTTGGCTTGATACTTACAAATACCTTACCATACTGTGGAGGTGTGAGTTCTTCACCACCAAAAGCAGAAACAGATTCGGTTTCAGGATAAATGGTAGGAACGATTGCCTCAAAGTCACCAGCAGTAACTGCACGATTCTGTGAGGAATAGATCTGTGTTGAGTACTTCTTAATTGATTCTACACTTTCAATACTACTACCACCATAAGATGGTTGATTGACAGTGATTAATGATACACCACCGGTGATTGTGTTGTTATTATTATCTCTAAGTGTTCCTGCATATCTCATCGAAGTTACGCCATTGGCATCACCACCATCACACTTAATGTAGTTGATTTCAATATAGTTTGGTTCTTGTAGTGCCACACCAAATGTTCCATCACCAAACATCACCTCATATCTTTCAGAGCCAATCTCTTGAAGGAAATACACAGGGGAAGATGGTCCTACCTCAAACAAACTATCAAATTGTTTAAACACTCTGGTGACGGTTGAAGCCTGTGATTCTTTTACATTTACACGAATCAAAGAGGTATCAATACCAGAGTTGGGTAAGATGTATTTTTGTGTTTTATTTCGTGATGATACTGTATAAGTTTGTTTTAAAAATGTGCCTTGGAATATATCAATATTGGTAAAGTTTGCAATTCCATTAGAGTCAACTGGAACTGTAATATCATTTGGAGTTGAGAATGTATATGCTTTTTTACCAGATTCACCAACAATTGATACAATACCAGATTTTAAAGTAACAGCTGTTGCTGTGGTATTAGATGCATCTACTATGAAAGAAATATTAGCTACGGATGCTTTTCTTGACCTAGGAAGATATCCAACGTTTCGAGATAGTGATACAACATTTTCTCTCAATGTTGCACTATCAATGAATACTTCATTCGTCACCATGTTGGTGTTGTATGAAGTAATATAAGTGTTATATGCTAGAGTATCGATTATCGTAGATAAGTTCGATCCTTCAAAGTCATAATCCGTGAAGTTTGAATTTGCACGAAGATAATCTTGAATGGATGCCTTGATCTGATCGAAATCTAGATTACTAAAATTTACTAGAGGCATTTATCTGGTAAGCTCTAAAGCGAATGCGAGTTGTTGTGGTTCAACGTCAATACCTATGATTTCATAGTTAATAATTACATTATATTCATTATCATCATGTGAAGGATCAACCTGAACTTCTACCAGATTTACTCTGGGTTCAAAGTTTTTAATAGATTCTTCAATTTCTGTTTTAACTGCTAGTGTGGTAATTTGATCTATAGGATCAAATAACAACTCAGAAACCCTAGATCCAAAAAATGGATTGAACGGTTTATCACCAGGAGAAGTAAAAATTATATTACGAATAGAACGAGCAACAGCATTATAGTTTCTCAATACAATCAAGTCATCGTTTAACGGATTGACTTCAAAGACTGCACTGATGTCTTTAAACCCTTTGCTAATTCTTTCAGCAGGCACGTATTTGATACAACAAATCTACCTTATTTAGAACACTAATCCTCAGTTAGTGTTATCTGTTTAGAGCCACAAGTACAGATATGATCAGGGTCAGAACAATCAGTTGTTTCAAAGAGTCCATCTGTATTCACCTTTTTCATTTGTCGAGGATTTTTCTCATCATTCGCGATCTCCCTTAGGAATTCCTGGTTGCTCATTTTCTCTCTCCTTAGCGGTTTTCCAAAAGTATTCATCTTCACGTCCCATACCTAGTCGATCAAAACCATTCTCTACAGAATAGTATTGAGTTGATACCTTAAAGTCAGGCATCTTAGGATCTACAGGTGTAAGACTATTGTCAAAGATTCTCATACGATTGTTTGGATACAAGGCATATTGACCATTATCCAACTCAATCAGATTATGAGACTTATGTTCAGCAGGATTCTCAGATGTTGCATAATCAATCACATCTGGATCTGCATGATAGTTATCAATGGTACAGATGTAAGTACCCTTCATGATATCATGATCTCTTGTATATAGTTCAAAATCCATAGATCCAATGAACTGTTTTGTAATACTTACCACACCATAATCCATACAGTTCCAGAACTGTAAGTTAGGTAGATTCATATCTGGAGTAGGTGTTTCCGGTTCTGATACAAACGCACTGATAGGGAGTTTATCATACATTGCTGCATACTCTGGGAGATATGTCTCAAAGTAGAATGCACGTCC